GGAGTCGTGGAGGGGGGCAAAACTTCCTGCGCTCTTTCTTTTGGTAGAAATTTCCAAAAAACGGTGGATAACGGTATGGTTATCTACATTAAGTCCGAAGGACGCCTATCTCCCGAAATGATAGAGCGATCAGGGGTGGATACTTCCGAAGAAAAATGGTTTGTTTATAAAAGTAATATTTTTGAGAGCGTCTTGCAGTTAATGAAGAATTTAATCACCGATAACCCTACTGAATGTAAATATTTTTTTATAATAGACTCAATGGACGCTATGGTTCCCAAAAATGACTTGAATCGTCCATTTGAGGAATCAGATAAGGTCGCAGGGGGTTCTGTTTTAAGTTCTAATTTTTTGAAGAAAATGGCTTTAGCACTTTCAACAAAAGGTCACATATGTTTCATGATTTCTCAGGTTAGAAGCAAAGTTACCATTGGGTACCAAACAGCTGACCCCAAAATAACAAACGCTTCTGGAGGAAACGCGTTGCTTCACTATTCTGACTGGATCTTGGAGTTTCAGCCCCGTTACCAAAAAGACATGATACCGCCTAAATCTGACGAGCCAGAAGGTCACAACTGTAAGGTCATCTTCAGAAAATCCGCCAATGAGAAAACCGGAAAAATGGTTGAGTATCCAATTAAATATGGTCGCGTTGGAGGCAGGAGCATCTGGACAGAATACGAAGTTATCGGAATGCTTTTGCAGTGGGAGATGGCAAAATCTAGCGGCTCTTGGATTACTGTGGGAGATTCTTTAGTGAACGAACTAAAGGAGGCTGGGCTAGATATGACGGCTAAACATCATGGCGAAGATAATTTTCGTAAATATTTGGAAGATAATGTGGAAATATGTGATTTCCTTTTTAACAAATTTAGAAAAGTCTTACAAATCTCTAAGTGAAGCTTTATAACATAGCAGGAAAACTTGCATACAAAAGCGTTAACAAATATCGAATCGAGTGGGAAAAAGAATGTCGCTCAAATATTCAATTTGAAGTTAAGCAATTTTTCAAACCTTATTGGATTAGTCATATATGCTACGAAGAATTTCCGGTTTACGGGACACGGATGAAAGTAGATATGATAAACATGACCAAAAGAATCGCCGTAGAAGTGCAAGGTGCTCAACACGAGTCATTTAACAAGTTTTTTCACGGTAACTCGCGAGCTAATTATCTAAAGTCGATTAAAAGAGACTACCATAAGAGGGTGTGGCTCGAAAACAATAATTTTAAATTTTTGGAAATCACAGAAGAAGATTTAGCCTCCCTTTCGAGAGGGTATATTTTGGAGAAATTTGAGGTAAGTATTTAAAATAGTGTAATTATCTTTATGATTGGCAATAAAGAAAATAGAATTCCGGATATCTTATTGGATCAGTTGAGTGAGTGGTCTTGTGGCGGTTTTATGTTGTTTAATTTCGACGAATACGGTAACCCCCAAGTATATTCTAAGTCGGAAGACGAAAGGAACGCCATGTCTTTACAATATTTAATAAGCCACTGGTCTGACGCTATGGAAAACGTAAATTCAGACAGCTTCATGAAAAATTTAAATAATGTTCTTAACCCAGAAACAGAGGAGGAAGAAGGATTAGACGAAAATGAGTGACACCCCCATCCACCAATATTATCCACAAGACCCGCCTAAAGAGGCCGTAACGTCTCTGGTAGGCGGAGAAGCCCCTCACACCGAAACTGGTTCTGAGGAGCCGATAAAAGAAATATCTGACTTAGGTATAGATCTACCCGACATCCCCCTTCCTGATGACGAGCCCTTGGAAGATAGCGTTAGAGACGACTTTAATGATGCCGCTTTTAATTTTGCGATTGTGGGAGTGGGTCAAGGAGGCTCCAGAATAGCAGAGTCTTTTTGGAATTTAGGCTACAGGAGGATTGGTATCATAAATACCGCTCAACAGGATTTATCTTTGATTAAGATTCCCGATGAAAACAAGCTCTTAATAGGCGAAGGGGGAGCGGGAAAAAACCCAGAGGTTGCAGATGAAGTTTTTCGCACAAGGTATGAAGATGTCCTCGATTTTCTCAAAAAGGTTTTTGGAACAGGATATGAACGAGTGTTGGTGTGTGCGGGAGCAGGGGGAGGCACTGGAGCCGGTGGGGTAGTTCGGGTGCTGGATGTATGTCATGACTTAAGTCAGTCTTTAGGCAAAGAGAAAAAAGATACAGACGCTAAAATTGGTTGCATCTTGGCGTTGCCCACACGGGGAGAAGGAATAAAGGTTCAAGAAAATTCTAAAAAAGCAGTCCTCAAAATCCTAGACCTCCAGAAGGCGGGGGTGGTTTCTCCGCTGATTATCTTAGACAACGAAAAAATTAAACAGCTTTATCCTAAATTAAGTGTCAACCAATTCTGGAGTACTGCAAATAATAGCATTTGCTCGATCTTTCATCTCTTCAATAAAATATCCGCCAAAGAATCGGCTTATACCACTTTTGATAAGGCCGACCTTGATACAATTTTCTCTTCGGGACTAATTATGTTTGGAGCAACACCCGTTAAGGACTTCTCTGATACGGGCATTTCTTATTCAGTGAGAGACAACTTGCGTAAAAATATTTTGGCGGGTATCGATGCTTCTACGGGAAACTTGGCTGCTTGTGTTATTATTGGTGACAAGGAGTCGTTGGATAAAATTCCTCAGTCTAGCCTAGAACATGGTTTTGAGCAGCTTAGTAGGATGCTGGGGCCTGAATCAACCGTACACCGCGGAATTTACGCGGGCGCAAAGAAAGGCGTGGCTGTCTACACAGCGATTGGAGGGCTCCAAGCTCCCAATACTCTTTTTGATTATTTCTTTAAAGTAGATCGGGTATACAAATAATAGATGCCCATATATTCTAATCAAGTCGAAAGCCACGTGCTGGGCGGTCTTCTCAAGCATCCTGACGTTTTGCCAGAGGTGGATTCTTTTATAAGTGCAGCAGATTTTTACAATGATGTTCACCAGACAATTTACTGCGTTTTAAGGGAATCCATTTTAAATAATGAAAAAATCGACAAGGTATTAGTAGCCACAAAAATATCTAACTTAGGTATTTCGTCCAAAGACGACATTGATATTTATGATTATATAAATACTTTAAATTATACATCAATAACCGCAGAAGCTGTTGTTGATTCATGTAAAGAACTCAAGAAAGTTAGAGTCAGGAGAGAGTTAAGTGAAACCGCTGATCGTATAAAAGAACATGTTATCAAGGCTTCGAACCAAGATCTAGACTCCATCATATCTTCTATAGATGCTATTTATAGTGAAAAAATTTCGAGCTATTCCTTTGATGACGATCCTCAAAATGTTTTTGATGATTTAGAGTTTAAAATAGAGGAAAGAGGAAACAATCCTATGGAAGATACGGGATTGGCGACTCCCTATAATGAATTTAATCGTTTATATGGAGGGTTGAGAGATGGTAATCTTTACGCAATAGTTTCGAGACCAGCTCAAGGAAAAACAACTTTCATTAATGAGCTTTGTTTGGGGACAGCAATTAAAAACAATGTACCCGTTTTAGTGCTTGATACCGAAATGACGACGGAAGAAATTCAGTTTAGAATGGCGGCAGCAAAAACCGGTGTTCCTTTGTGGTTTCTCGAAACAGGCAAGTGGAGAAATAATGAAGGCATGGTCGAAAAAGTAAGGGAATATTTCCGAGAGCTTAAAAAACATAATTATTTTCATTATCACGTTAAAAATAAAACCATAGACGAGGTATGCGCTCTGATTCGCCGATGGCACATGAAATATGTTGGGAGAGGCAACCGGTGCGTTATTGCTTACGATTACGTTAAGCTTACGGGGGAGAGGGTAGACAAAAACTGGGCCGAACATCAAGCGATAGGAGAAAAAATAGATAAACTTAAAAGAATATCAGAAGAAGTGAACGCTCCCCTCATAACCGCAATGCAACTAAACCGTTCCGGTGAGAGTTTTAATCGTAATTCAAGCAATTTGGTTGACGATAGTTCTGCGATTTCTCTTTCGGACCGACTTCAGTGGTTTGCTACTTTTGTGGCTATTTTTCGACGCAAAACTTTGGATGAAACAGCCTTGGATGGAGAAAGGTTCGGAACCCACAAGCTCATCCCCCTAAAGACACGATTCCAAGGGCGAGACGCTGCAGGACACCAAGATCTACTGAGAAGGAGGGCAGCAGACCCCGTTAACGGTCATGTGAGCGAAAGGTTTGTTAATAATTTCCTGAACTTTAGAGTGGAAAATTTTAAAGTGGAAGAAGAAGGATCTCTTCAAGACATAATTACGCACGAACAACAATCCTTCAATATAGAAACGCCGCCAACCGTTCCCGGAGAAAATTTTGATTTCATGAGAACCAATGCATGACGTAAAAGACATACTAACCAACCTTGGGTATACCCTCCTTGACAGGGGTAAAGAATATCGCACAAAACCTCTTTATAGAGATTCGAGCAGCAACACGGTACTTTCCATCAAAAAAGACACGGGAAGATGGATAGACTACAAAGAACAAAGGTACGGCAACATTGAGGAGCTCATCCAAATCACTCTCAACTTAAAAAATCTTGATGAGGCCAAAAATTATTTATCTACCAATTTTCAGTTCAAGATAACTAAACCCGAAAAAGAAAAACTCAAAGCCCCTTTAATTTTCACCGCGTCCAACCTAGACCACATAATTCCAGATTATTCTTACTGGGTCGAACGGGGAATTTCCCACGAAACGCTTAAGTTTTTTGAAAGTGGGATAATGAGGTCAGGAAAAATGAAAAATCGTTACGTTTTTCCTATTTTCGATAAAGTGAACCGATTGGTAGGAGCAGCAGGGAGAGATACTACGGGCAAACAGCAGACAAAATGGAAGCTAGCGGGCGAAAAGAAATTTTGGGCTTATCCTTTGAAATATAATTTAAAATTCTTACTCGAACAAAAAAACGTTGTGCTGGTAGAAAGTATAGGAGATATGTTGGCTTTATGGGAAGCGGGAATTAAAAACACCATCGTAACATTCGGGCTTTATATTACCCCCAAAATTAAACAGGTTTTAATGATTATTGATCCTCGAAAGATATATATATCATTTAATAACGATGTGAATCTAGCTGGAAACGAGGCCGCTAAAAAGGTCTATCGCAATCTTTGTCGTCAGTTTGACGCTTCACAACTCGAAATAAAGCTCCCATTTAAAAACGATTTTGGATGCATGTCTAAAGAGGAAATACTCAAATGGAAAAACCAAATAAAAAAATAAAAGAAAGAGTTCTTTCTGCGTCCAGACTAAAAACTCTCGAAAACTGTTCGTGGTATTATTGGTGCAACTATCACCTGAAGCTTCCCCAGAAACAAAACGAAGGAGCACTACGAGGTACTGTTTGTCATTTGGTTTTTGAGATGTTAATAAAAAAGAAACATAAAAAACATTTCACCTTAATAACACGAGGCGACAACATAAAGGCCAGCGCCGCCGTGTTTCGCTTGATAATGAAGCGCCTATCTCAAATGGAAGAAAGCTTTGATCTTCCAATGACTAGCGAAGAAAACATGGAATTAATGAATAAGATGATTTTAGTGGGATTACGGTGTGACTTCTTCGGGACAGGTGGAAAAGTGGACAGTCCCGAACACGAGTTTTTGATAGAAAACGACAACCCTCCCTATAAAATAAGAGGATTCATTGACAAACCTATTCTTTATAAGAAAAACAAACAAATAAAAATTGTAGATTACAAGAGTAGCAAATATAAATTTCGTGGTGAAGAGCTTCATTCGAATATTCAAGCCATGGTTTATACATTGGCTTCAAAAAAAGAATGGAAAGGTTACAAACCCACGGTTGAATTTCAGTTTTTAAGGTTCCCGCGACAGCCCCTTCAGCATTTACAGTTTACCGATGCCCAACTCGACGGTCTGGAGTATTATTTATCCCATGCTTTTGGCGTTATAAATAACTTCACCGAAGAAACAGCCATCACCAACTATGCGGCAGACACCAAAAAGAACGCATGGCTGTGCAAGATAGGCAAATGGCGTTGTCCATACATCGACCCTTATGATTATTTTGTTGTCGTTAACAAAAAAAGGAGAAGAAATTAAAAAGGCTTTGAAGAAAAAAGATCTTCAAAAAGATTTAAAAAAAGGGGAAAAAATAGAAACGAGAAGCTACGACGGGTGCCCGCGACACAAACCAATGTCAGCGGATAATATTCTTGACATGTTTGCCTAAACGTTGTACGATT